TCTTACAACCGGGTACTAAAGTACTAAATAAAGGTTCTATTGAGTTTGAAAATGATAGTAGAATCATAGCGTCAGCTACTGGTGCGAATTCAATTCGTGGTTTATCAGTAAATCTTCTATATCTTGATGAGTTTGCTTTCGTAGATAACGCAGAACAGTTCTATACATCTACATATCCTGTTGTTACATCAGGTGGTAAATCAAAAGTTATTATCACATCTACAGCAAATGGTATCGGAAACATGTATCATAAACTATATGAAGGAGCTCTAAATAAAAAGAATGAGTATCAACCATATACTATTAACTGGTGGGATGTTCCTGGTAGAGATGAGAAATGGAAAGCTCAAACAATAGCAAACACTTCAGAATTACAATTCGAACAAGAATTCGGTAATTCATTCTTAGGAACAGGAAACACTTTGATTAGTGCTAACTGTTTACTAGGACTTCAAGGTGCTGATGCATTGTGGACTAAAGAAAATGTTCACTTGTATCAAGAACCTGCGAAAGACCATGTTTATATCATGACAGTTGATGTTGCAAGAGGTAGAGGACAAGATTACTCTACATTCTCAATATTTGATGTGACAGAAAAACCATTTAAACAAGTAGGTATATACAGAGATAATATGATATCTCCTCTACTATTTCCAGATGTTATAGAAAGATATGGAAAATTGTATAACGAGGCTTTAATCGTAGTTGAAAATAACGATCAAGGTCAAATTGTAGTAAATAACTTGTACTATGATTTAGAATATCCAAATGTATTCACAACCTCTAGTGTAAAATCTTCAGGTATTGGTGTTACAATGACAAGAAAAGTAAAACAGATAGGTTGTTCTACTTTGAAAGAGTTAATGGAAGAAAACAAGTTAAGAGTGATAGATAAGTTCACAATCAATGAATTAGTAACGTTTGTAGGTAAAGGTACATCTTATGAAGCTGACGGAGGTAATCATGATGATTTAGTCATGAACCTTGTCATGTTCTCATGGTTTATAACTACACCATATTTCGAGAGTCTAACAAACTTAGAATTGAAAAAAATGTTATATGATGAACAGATGATGATGGCAGAAGATGACATGGTCCCGTTCGGAATTATTGATGATGGCAGTCCTGTAAAAGATAGTTTCCGCGAAGGTGGTGATACTTGGACAGTTGTTGACGAAGTGAACTTTTATTAAATTATAAATACTAGTTAATGATGACACTAAGTTATCATAAACAATAATATAAACTTTTTATTTCGAAATAAAAAAAATTTAGGAGACAAAAAATGGCATTTCAAGTTTCGCCTGGAGTACAGGTTCAAGAAATCGATGCTACTAATGTTATTCCTGCGGTCTCTAGTTCTACAGGAGCATATTGTGGTCACTTCCGTTGGGGTCCAGCGGATGAAGTAACAACAGTAAGTTCTGGTAAAGGATTGGTAGATTCATTCGGGGAGCCCGATAATACAGATATTTCAGCTGAGCATTTTTACCCAGCTGCTAATTTTCTTGATTATGGGATAGACTTAAAAGTAGTTAGAATCGTGACAACCACAATGGTAAACGCGACAACAACAAGTGGACAATCTTTATTAATAAAGAATTTAACCCACTATCGTGCAAATTTCAACACTGGTCAAGCCTCTGTTGGTAATTATGGCGCAAGATATGCAGGAGCATTAGGTAATTCACTTAAAGTTTCAGTATGTGGTGGTGCTTCAGCTTTTGCAGCAGCAGGTGTTACAACAACAAATGGAACAACAGCTATTTTAGGAACTTCTATTGAAGTGACTTTAGGTGAAAAATTCATTGTTGGTGACATTATTACAGCAATAGCTTCAGACACAACAAGATATAGAATATCAGCTATAGCTTTCGACTCCGGTGCAACCGGCGCAGCGACAGTTACTATAGCACAAGAAGGTGATAAAACTCGTGGATTAGCAGCAGCTGTTTCAAGCGGTGTTGCATTATCAAGAGAATGGGAATTTGCAGGTCAGTTCAATAAAGCACCAGGAACTTCTACTTTTACGAGTACAAGATCAGGTCTTACTGATGAAATGCATATTGTCGTTTTAGATGAAGACGGCGAGATATCAGGAATTCCTGGTACAATCTTAGAAAGATTTGAATCAGTTTCAAAAGCTTCAGATGCTAAAGATGAATTTGGTGCGAGTAATTATTATGTAACAGTTATTGAAAATACTAGTAAGTATATTTTTCAACTAGATCATAGTGGTACGTTTACTTCATCAGGTAATGCTGCAGCAGGTGTTACTTTTGCAACAGGTACTTTACCAGATTCATTATCATTTACGAATGGTCTTGATGGTAGACAACCTTCTACAGGACAGAAAATACTAGCATGGAAAACACATTTCGGTAGTGCAGACAACGAAGATATCTCTTTAATGATATCAGGTAGTTCTCAAGCAGATACTGGAAGTGGTTCAGCAGTTGTAACAAGAGCTGAAGCAACAGGGTATTATAATCAATTAATGAACATTGCAGAAGATAGAAAAGATTGCGTAGTCTTCTTTTCTCCTATTAGGTCAGATGTCGTTGACTCCGGTATAACCGGTGCTGCGAATGTCAAAGCTACTGCAGATACATTAAATAGTTCTAGTTATGCTACAATGAGTAGTAACTGGTTATATCAATATGACAGGTATAATGACAGATATGTCTATGTACCAGACAACGGTTCAGTAGCTGGTCTTTGTGCTAGAACTGATTACACTAACGATGCATGGTATTCACCTGCTGGTTATAACCGTGGTCAAATATTTGGTGTTGCTAAATTAGCGTTTAACCCTTCAAAACCTGATAGAGATGTTCTCTATAAGGCTAGAGTTAATCCAGTAGTAACATTTTCAGGTCAAGGAACACTATTATTCGGAGACAAAACTTTAATCAGTAATGATGGAAGTGCTTTCTCAAGAATTAATGTTCGAAGACTATTCATAGTATTAGAGAAAGCAATTGCAACAGCAGCTAAGTTTCAACTATTTGAATTTAACGATTCATTTACAAGAGCTAACTTCAGAAGTGCAGTTGAACCGTTCTTAAGGTCTGTACAAGGTAGACGAGGAATCTTTGATTTCCAAGTCATCTGCGACGAATCTAATAATACAGCTGGTGTCGTTGATGCGTCTCAATTTGTAGCTTCCATATTTGTGAAGCCTGCAAGAGCAATCAATTTCATAAGTTTAACGTTTGTAGCATCTAGAACTGGTGTAGATTTTGAAGAAGTCTACGGAGCTCCTGGTGGTGCATCAGAAAGTGCGACAGCACTTTAATAGGGGGAGATAAAAATGGCAACTATAAACCAATTTAAAGCAAACCTTATCGGTGGTGGACCTAGAAATAACAGATTTGAGGTATTCATACCTCGAACAGGCAATAAGATACAATTTTTGTGTAATTCTGCCGCGTTACCGGGTCAAACTATAACGGAAATTGAAACAAAGTATAAAGGATTAACTGTAAAAATAGCTGGAGACAGAACTTTCGAAGATTGGGCTGTTAAAATCTATAATGATACAGAATTCTCAGCAAGAACTGCAGTTGAAAATTGGATGCAAGAAATTGTACCAATGGACAGCTCAACAGTATCTTCTACTGGTTTTGAATATATGGTCGATAAAGCGACTATATCTCAACTAGGAAGAGATGATAAAATACTTGCTACTTATGAATTCTATAACATGTGGCCGAAAACTCTCGGTTCAATTGAAATGGATTCAACAGGTGGTGATGCATTGACAACGACTGATGTAACATTCTCATATTCACATTTTGAAAGAACTCTGTAAAAAGAGTCTTTCTCAAATGATATAAATATAAGTATGGAACTATTCGGATTAGAGATAAAGAGGAAGAAGGGAGACGAAGCTCGTGCTACGAGTTTCGTGCCACCTCAAAATGATGGGTCGGTTATTGAAATCGGCAAAGACAAAGGTATGGGTGGATTCGCTTCCACTGGTGGCGTTATTGGTCAATTTATTGACATGGAAGGCGGTGTAAAAACTGAAGCCGACCTAGTCGGTAGATATCGAACAATGGCACTAGTACCTGAATGTGATAGCGCGATTGAGGATATTGTTAACGAATCATTATCATCAAACGACTTGGATGCACCTGTAGCGATTAACTTAGATAGAGTTAATCACTTTTCAGACAGTATCAAAGATAAAATTCGTACTGAATTTGACGGAGTTTTAGAATTATTAGGATTCAGAGAACTCTCACACGACATATACAGAAAATGGTATGTTGATGGAAGATTGTACTACCACAAGTTGGTAGATACCAAGAATACAAAAAGAGGTATTCAAGGCTTAAGACCGATTGATCCTCAGAAGATCAGAAAGGTCAGAGAAGTTGATAAGGATAAAGACGAGAAGACTGGTGTAGAAGTTATTAAAAGTATTACTGAATATTATATTTTTAACGAACAAGGTTTTGACAAGAGTGGTAATAACACAGGTCAAACAGTAAGAATCAGTAACGATGCTGTAACTCATGTTACATCTGGTTTACTTGATTACAATCAGAAAGTAGTAGTCGGTTATCTACATAAGGCTATGAAGTCTGTAAATCAACTAAGAATGTTAGAAGATGCTCTAGTTATTTACAGAATATCAAGAGCTCCTGAAAGAAGAATCTTCTATATTGATGTCGGTAACTTACCGAAAGCGAGAGCTGAACAGTACTTGAAAGAAGTACAGACTAGTTATCGTAACAAGTTAGTGTATAACGCTGACACAGGTGAAGTTAAAGACGATAGAAAGCATATGAATATGCTTGAAGATTTTTGGTTACCTCGTAGAGAAGGTGGTCGTGGAACAGAGATTACAACACTACCAGGTGGACAAAATCTCGGTGAGATTGAAGATATTTTATATTTTCAAAAGAAATTGTACAAGTCTCTTAATGTACCAATTTCAAGATTAGAGACAGAAACTTCGTTCGCCATAGGTAGAGCGACAGAGATTTCTAGAGATGAAGTTAAGTTTTCAAGATTTGTTGATAGACTAAGACTGAAGTTCTCTAGGTTATTTGATGATGTTCTGAAGACTCAATTGATATTAAAGAATATTGTATCAGAAGAGGATTGGAAGAAATCAAAAGAGTATATAAGTTATGACTTTCAGAAAGATGGTCATTTCGTAGAACTCAAAGATGCAGAGATATTACGAGAACGTGTAAATACTCTTGAACAGTTAGACTCCTTTGTTGGAAAATACTATTCACAAGCATGGATTAGAAAGAATGTTCTTAGACAATCCGAAGCTGAAATCAGAGATATCGATAAAGAGATAGCTGCTGATAAAGCTGCAGGTGGTGGTGAAGATGATGAAGAGTTTTAAAATAGGATAATATTATGACAGATAAGACAAGAAATTTTGTTGACCAAGTAGTTGACGGCAATAATGTAGAAGCTGGTGAGACATTTAAAAATGTAATGCAAGATAAACAATTAGATGCTATTGATTTAAAAAGAGTCGAAATGCAACTTGATTGGATGAAGACTAACACACAAGAGGAATAACAATGAAATCGTGGACTCAACCAGGAGACAACTTTTTTAAAGAAACAATTACAGAAGGAGTTAGAGTTAATAACTTACCTGATAATCCAAACGATAGGGTTGGTTCAGCTGTAGATAGACACAAAGAATGGTCACACATCTATGTAGAGAAAATGGATAAAGACTTGGCCAAAGTATTTATAGATGAGAATCTTCTTGGAGAATTATTAGACGGTAAGGTATTCCCTGGTATTAAACTTAGAGGCAGATTGGATAGAAAAGTATGGGGTAATATCGGTAAAGATAAAAAAGATGTACAATGGAAACAAAATACATTAATTATTACTAATAGTAAATTAGGAAGACTCGGAAATGAAAATGATTCAGGATCTCCATCAGCTGATATCGATAGGTTTTCAAATCATCTAGCTGATTGGATAGAATCTTACGGACCTTCTAACGCGAAGATTGGTTCATTACTAAATTTACAGAGATAAGAAATGAAAACAC